GTCTCATAGTCGATGTCCTCCATGTACGCTGGATGGTATCGCTCGCAGAATAGTCCGACGCGGCGGACGACTTCGGAGCCGATCCACGCGCAACACCACGCCGGAGAGCCGCACGTCAATATGATGTCGTCCCCGATTCCGGAACTGAACACATCAAACGCGCCCTCCTCGAACCACGCGTCAGCGTTCAGGAGGAGCCAGCCCGCCGAAAAGGGTGTTGCCTTTACACCAAGATTCCACGAACCCGCGACACTCAACCCACACGGCATATTCCAAATGTGTACGTTCTGTACATTCTGGGGAACCCACGCGCGGACCTTTAGCGCGTCGAGGTCGTTCCCGTTGTCGATAATGAGGAGATTGTTGACGCGACCCGAGAGGCTCCGCAAGCATCGCTCAAGAAGGTCATGACGGCCGAGTACTGGGATGATGATGGTCTCGATCACGAGTCTGGTACCCACGCCGCGAGGGTTTCCATCACTGGTCGCCAATGCTCAGCGTACACGCGGTCCGCTTCGTACTCGGCGGCGAACGCTACGGACTCGGCGCTAGCACCTCGGGGCGCCTTGTAGGACTCCTCCAGCGCCTCGACGATCGCGGCGATTGTCGGCGTGTAGAACCACGAATCTTGGTACGCGTCCCACATGGGCTGGCCGTCAATGATCCACGAGTCCGGGCCGGCGAGTTCGGGTTGCGCCGTCCAGTTCGACACGATCACGCGCGTCCCGCACGCCTGCGCCTCGACGACGGGGACCCCGAAGCCTTCACCCGCACTAGCGGCAAGGAGGACGTCAGCGTCAGAGTAGATCGCGGCGAGCGCGGATTGGGGCATATTCATTCGGTAGAGGTACTGGTCAATGTACGACACTTGGTTGTCTGGGATGCCACACGCGTGGACGAGTTTCTTCACGTCTACACCACCGACACTATCCGATACGTCCGTGTGAAGGTACAGGATCGCGTCATCGTGTTTCTTGGCGAACACGGCGAACGCCATCAGGTTCTCGCCCCAACACTTCCGCGGCGGCGTCCTCCCCTTGTTCGCCGCATTCATCATGACCACGAACCTGTCCTCCGTGACGCGCATCACGTCGCGACCCCGGACGACGCTCCCCGCCGCATCCGTAAACGTTCGCGTTGGTGCAAATACTTTCTCGACGGCGTGCGGAACATACAAGTGCTCGACGCCTTCGATATCCAACATGCGTGAACCGAACTTACTCATCGCGACCGGCATCACATTCTTCCGCCGTAACCACTTCGCGACCTTCGGAGGCGCCGGCTGGTGATCTATCGGGACCCACGCCGCCATCTTCGGGATACGCTCCAGCGTAGGGTTCTCCATCGGCCACACGTCGTACAGCACCATCACGAGGCGCGGGAGATCGGAACCGTGCCCCCAATGCTCCGAGTGCGCAAACAGGATATCGTCACTGTACGCGTTCGACCCGGTGGGATACAACTTCACGTCCCCCCATATTGTCTCCGCACCCTGCAAACCATAGTTACACGCCACCGCGACTTCGTGCCCATCAGCGATTAGGCGCTGGACGACTTGTGCCGTCTGAACGCCGTACCCCGTCGGCGCGAAGGGAGCGTTGGATTGCCAGAGTACGCGTTGCCGAGTCACGTTGGTGGTGGTTCGCGTGGCGGTCTTTCTTGTTCGCGTTGAACGGTGACGCTTCGACAAGGTGGTCTCCCCCAGAATGGTGTCCGCACGGGGCTGAGTTGTCCTCGGCCCCGTGCGGGTTCATCGTATCAGAGGGACTACGCAGCGCCTCCAACGAAGTGCTTGACGTGCGACGTTTGTGGCAGGTTCCCGTCGAGTCGATGCGTGACACGGAACGTCACGAGGTCCGTGTTGAACGCGTACTCATCGGACCGATCGACGCGAACGCCGCCGGCCTGCCGCACGAAGTACGACTTGAGATTACCGAAGATCACGGACTTCGCCGAAGTGGCAGCGTCCACCATCGCGGGGTTCTCATAGATCGGATACCCGAGCAATAGATCCTGCTGAGCCGTGTTGAGGCTGGGACTAAAAATGTAGTTCCCCGCCGTGTCCTTCAACTTACGGACCGCGCCGATGCTCTTGCCGTTCATCATGAAGCCGTTACCCGGCATCAGTCGAGCGGCACCGTTGATCGTGTAGACGAGATCAATCAACTGGTCACCAGTGAACGCACCGGAGACAGCCGTGGAACCCGTACCACCAGCGGCCGCGGCCGCGACGATACCGAGCGGCTCGACGGTACCAGTACCAACCGTCAACTTACCGTTCGTTGTAAAGCCGATGCCGTTACCGATCTCAGTGGCGAGGAATCCGAAGATATCCACGCCAGAGTCCTCGATCATCTCACGACTGAGTTGCACCAAGAATGAGTACTTGTATGCCGAGAGTGTGATGAAGGAGTTGAAGATAGGCTCAGACACGCCGATGGCGCTGCCCTGAGCAAACGCCGTACCAGCCGAGTACGTTGCGATGCTCGGGATCTGAAGGTTTTCTCCACCAGTCGTGTTGATGGTCGTCGACGTTTCAAGCATCGGACCAACTAGACGCGCCTGCATGACCACCTGATCATAGAACGACGTGGGCACCGGGGCGCCTGTCGAACCAGTCGTGATGGCACGCTTCTCGAACTCAAGGGACCGGACTTCTCCACGCGCAAGCGCGCGAATCTGAGCCGCCTCATCGGTCACCGGAACGGCGGGAGCCGCGTCGGCGCGAACCTCAACAGCGAGAGCGTCGAGGCGCGTGGCCCGATCCTCGTCTGCTTTCAAGGATTCGATCACGGTGGCACGATTACTCATGTCCTCAGTGATGCGATCGTACGACTGTTGCTCCTCAGCGTTCAAGTCACGCTGCTCGGTGCTCGCCAAGTCTAGAATCTGTTTTGCTTCCTCCCACGCTTTCACGCGGAGGTCATACTGACGTGCGAGATATTCGCTCATCATTGTCACCTTCCAATCAGGAATCGAGTTTGTATAGAATCCCGACGCGGCTCCGCGATCGGCGCGGCGCTGTGGCTCCACAAGCGACACCACGAATGGTACCGCACCCCAGAAGGCGTTTTACACTTGGACGAGCAGTAGATCGAGGCTCTTCTGTTTCAATGCGAGGGACGCCACGAAGTCGTCGCCGGGCTCAGACTCGACACGGAGGCGAGCGACAGCGGCACCAAGAATCTCCGCGTGCTCATCGTCGAGCACTTCACCATTCTCAAGTTGCGTGATCGCCGCATCCAACTTCTCGGCCGCGACACCTGTACGCTCCGCGAGCGCGTCGAGGCTTCGGACGGCGGCCGTAGTCGCCGAGTACGCGGGGAAGGAAGTCACGATGGAAACCTCATGCAAGCGGATCTCATTCAGGACGCGTGTCGAACTGTCCTCGCTCCACTCATCGCCACCATGGGGAACCGAGAAACCGAAACTCATGGAGTCCACGATCTTGCGTTGCATTAGGATCGACAAGTCTTTGCCATCCGTCGTCGGCGGCAAGTCGGCCTCGACACGCAACCCAAACGCGTCCTCCGACAGTCGGAGTGATCCTGAGCGCGTCGTCGCGAGGACGCGCGACGTGTCGTGGTTCACGAACATCTTCACTTCGTTGCGACTGTCTAGCGTCCGCGTGAACGCTCCCGGCGTGATCGTCTCGATGAACGGGAGGGGTTCCGACGCACTATTGAACACGGCGGCGTACCCCGTGAACGTCATGCCATCACCAGTCTCTCCGGCCCTCAACTCGAACTCGTTGATCGTGACGCGTCGCGCTTCAACTTTCGGATCAATACCCATGTGTAATACCTTAGCAGCATCGTCCGTATATTCCACAGTCGTCATACCTGATACGCCGCCTTCGGATCGTCCGGTTCGATCTGTGTAATGCCTTGCACGAGAACCGTAGGGACACCCGTGTGTGCGATATCAGGCAACCCGAGCGCCGCAAGAACAGACGCCGGGTCGAAACCAGCATTTATGAATCGTGCAGCAATCATGCTACTGGTCGACAACTCTGTCAGGTTCGCGGCTGCGAGATCCACGTTTGCAAGGGGCACCCGGTACGCGTCGCCGCCGGCGACGGGCGGCATATCCTCGAGCCTATGAACATCATTGATATTCAGGAAGCCGGATTGGATACCCGTCGAGTATGCGGAGTACCGGGATGCTTGATCCCCGCGAAGCAAGCCGTCAACGTTGAAGCGAAGGAACACGTCAGGGCCGAGAAGTTTCTTGTACGCGTCCTCAATCTTCACGATCGTCGGCCGCAAGCAGTACGTCACGAAATGAATCCCATTCATCTCCACCGACGCGTACGACAACGCGCCCGGAGTCGTCACACCAATCATCGACGGAGGACACCTGAATACGCGCGCGATCTCCTCAACAGCGAACTGGCGCGACTCTAACATTTGCGCCTCGTTCGGAGCCGTCGCCGTCTTGACGTACTTCGCCCCACCAAAAAGGACGCCCGGCTTGTGTGATCGGCGTACAGACTTGTGGTTCTCCTCGAAACCATCCACGAGGTCCTTCGCCTGCTCACGCGTCAACGCTCCCGGATACTCGATGAGGCCACCAACGTGGGAACCCTGCCCGAACCATCGCGCCGCGAACTGGCCTAGGGCGGCCGCAATGCCGAGGTCGTCGGCGGCGAGGTCGATACGACTACGACCACGCAACTCGCCCGGCAATCGTAGTTCGACGATGTGGAGAACTTCGTCGTGCTGATAGGTCTTGTCGGAGTTGTAGACGTAGACGGGTCGACGCGTCGCCGCGTCACGCTTCACCTCGACTAGGCGCGGATTCAGGACGACTAGGCCCGCCACGCCGGCGTCGTCGCGGAGGACACGCACGAACGCGTTACCGTCGAGCAGGAGACTGACAAGCAACTGGCTGAAGTGATCCGTGCGTGACACGCCGACCTCGGGATCATCGAGCCAGACGGGGCGGGGAACTGACGGGACGCGGGCATCATCTTTACGCGTGAACGTGTCGACGGGGAGCGTCGAGATGCTGTCGGTGATAAGTCGGATACACGCATAGACGGCACCCAACTTTAGTGCTTCGTCTTGATTCATTACGACGCCGGCGGCGCCCGTCATGACGAGAGAATCCCCCGACGCGAATAGTGTCTGGAAACTGACGCTACGGTTTTCTGTTGCCGGATTGTTGAGGATTCTACTGAGCATCAGACCTGTCTAGTGCGATCGTGAAAGCGAGGACGAACAAGCCAGCGGCGATCACGCCGGCCGGGACGAAAACCAAACCAAAACCAAACGACACAATAGCCGCGCCGACGAGTTCCATAATCAATATGATAGCCGTATATTTAGACATTGAAAAACCCGGGCACGATGACCTCCTCTTGCTTTCTCGTTGCACGATCAACCGCCATCGCCATCGCGATCGCAGCATCAATCTTCCGCTTCGATTTACCCTTAGACAATCTCCACCCGTTCTCTCCACTCCTCGGCGTCGCCGATAGAATCTGATCGACCATGACAGGATCATTGTCGTGGACGACTCGACCCGATACGATCATCTCATACAGCGTCCCACACGCCGGGACCATACGCGACGAGGACTGGGGAAACTCTACCATCGGCAAGCCATCATCGGCGAGGACCTCCGCTGATCGCTGCATGTACGCCGGGTCGTACGCGATCTCCTGTACCTCGAATCGCTTGTGTAAGTCGCGGAGGTGCTGCTCGACGCCAACAACATCCACGAAGTCGCCGGCAGGGAGCCAGACGCGGGCACGCACGACAAGATTCGAGTCCTGTACTTGGCAGACGACGACGGCCACGGAGTCATGCTTCAACGCCATGTCGACGCCGACGAAAACGGGACCACCGTCTACGAGTTGAACGCTAGGGTTCGCGCACGCCTCGAACGCGCC